TATTATTTAAAACTCTATCGTAACAAGTATAAACACCGCCACTAGTAAGGTTAACAAACTCACCGTTAACATAAGCGTCAACCAAGTTAGATGGGTAGGTCGCATACAACTTAGGAATATAATCTTCAGGTAAGTTTTTTCGGTTCTTTAGTGTTGAAGCCTTTACCAAGCTGTAAAACTTTTTAAGTTCTGGCTTTTCCCTTAGCTGCTTAACAAAGAACTCATACATCCAGTTAAACCCTTCAGGCGTAGTTGTAAAGTCCACTGTATTAATAGGGTAATCATCACGAACAGATGACATACGGGCTACAATCTTTTTCCATGCAGCGTCAGCCTTTTCTTTCTTCATACAATCAATTTCATCAATCAACGCATGACTAATATCAAAGCCGACTATTCTACCAGGGTGTTCCATTGACCGGCATTTAACAGTAGCGTAAACATCACCGCCAATAATAAGCTTAACTGTATGCTCTGATTTATTTATATCTACAGTGCAAGGCATTCCAGCATGGTCGCTGAATTCATCGCCTACCTCTTCAATGGTATCGTAAAATATATCTCTTACTTGTGGATATGTTGGCGCAAAGTAACCTAACTTAATACCAGGGTGAGCCGCGGCCAATTTCCACAATTTAACGCAACCTATAAAAGTCTTGCCCGAACGATAGCCACCAACAAATCCACTAAACGGAGTTGATGAAGCCATAAATTCAGCTTGAGGATGATTGAGATTAAGAGGCATCTACAACGCCTATATTTATAGGTTCTATTTTCTTATCTTTGGAGTCGGTAACGCCTAACATAGAATTCATAGTATTGCTCCACGTGCTGCGGTTAAACTCTCTCTACGTGCACTACCTGTTGAATCTGTGTAAGTATCTAGACCAGCCTCGGTAATCTCTTTTAACCACTCTAAGCGTTGCTTTACGCTAATTGTGAATACCTTCTCAGCTATTGCAGAGGCTTTTGATTGCAGTTCTTTGATTCTGAGGCTTATATGAGGTTTTTTTAATAACTTGTAAGCTTGTACGCTCATCTGGTCTGGCTTTAAGCCTTGTGAGTATTCAGAGTTTCTATAAGCTTCGATTGAATCTTCTTTGTTGAATATATATGCCTGTGCAAATGATTCCTCTTTAGAGGTTAGTTTCTTACTCATCTCAACCCCCTAGGTTTCAATGTTATCTCTCAGAGATAGTGCGGCTTTTACACCGCGGTTATGTTTATGCTGTTACTGTGATGTTTACTGTACCGGCTGCATTGAATGTGACCGTTAAATCGTTATTCACTAAATCGATAGCATCACCATCCAATACGCCTAACTGAATTGCATGATAACAATCATTACCGGCAGTAGAGTTAATAATTAATAACGTCTTTGCGGTAGTTGGACTTGATGCCAGCTTGGTTAAACTAATATCAGTAAAATCTAACTTAGTTACTCCTGCCGCAATAGTCCAAGCGTTACCAGGTAAAGCGTTACCACCTGCTGAATAGTTACCGCCTGCACCAACTTCAGTGAATGATGATAAATCAGGTTCAACAGTTGCCTTGCTTACCGTAGAGAATGCGTCTGTTATAAATGCGTACTTAAACGTATCAGTAACATTATTATATGTGCCTTTACCTGCGTTAAACGGGTAGTAATCAAATGTTTTTAACTCGCCTTGTGCCATTGTCTTTATCCTTTACTTGAAACTTACTGTTATTGTATCAGGTTTAAAGCCTGCTGTATAAATGTCGCCTGCGAACCCTGCCGTGTAAATGCTATCTGCGAATCCTGCCGTTACATTGCCAATTATTTGACCTTCGCCTATTTGAACTGTTACCGGATAACTATTATAAACTATTGCACCAAGCGTAGTTGTAACATCAATTAGCCCAGATAACACCACTGTAGCATCCTGACTAGTGTAATCAATCGCGCCTAAAGTGGCGATTATATCAACATCACCTGTTACGCTTACAGTTGTATTTTGAGATGAATAGTTTATCGATCCTAGCGTAGCAGTTACATCTATATCACCTGTTAATGATATCGTTGCGTCTTGGCTTGAATAACTAATTGTGCCAAGTGTAGTTGTTATATCAATTGAACCAGTTAACGATACAGTGGTGTTTTGTGATGTGTAATCAATTGTGCCGAGTGTTGCTGTTACAGTTACCCCACCACCACTTTGAACAAATGCGCCTATTCCGTTTGTGTCTAAATCACTACCTGACTTTATTCTGTAGTCTTTGCTTGCTATTGGAGTTGCAGAAACGAAACTATCAGCATATACAATATTAGTTAAAGTGTCTGCTGTTGTGTCAGATGATGCACAATTAGACTGAGTGCCTAAACTAAAACAATCTCCTGCCCCGGTATTGACACAAACTGTATTGATTGATGTTGATGCCCTTACTAGAAATTCTGTATTTTGCCCGAATACGTTACATCCTGTAAAATTACAAACTGACCCGTTACTTACACCGCTGCTTGCTGCCTGAGCAACAAGTACAGTATCAGTAAAATCAAAAGACCCGATATAAAGGCGTGAATTTTCTGCGTCAACTAAACAATTTGATAATGTGTAAGTGCCTGCCCCTGAATCCTCTATCGCTCTATCTGTACCACTACCTACAGTATAAATTATTTCTAGACCATCAATTTCAACATCCGTAGACGTAACGAAGTCTATGCCACGAGTGGTGTTTTGTGATGCTAACCCACAAAGTAACCTTTCTGTTCCGTCAAACGCGTCAGCAGAATCAAACGGCTCTAATTTTGCACCGTTAATCCATGTGCCTGATATAATTAAAGCTGATGCGCCCTGATCAAAGAATCCATCAACCCTGCCAATAGTTACCGAACCATAATCACTACCTTGCTCCGCTGCTTCCCATGCGATTATACTGGTGTAATCACCTGTTCCATTAGCTCTAATTATTGCATTTTGTGGCATTAGATGCGCCCTATAATTAATGGGTTTATCATTGCTTTGGTTACTGATATTTCAGCATTTAGAAGTAATTCATCGTAAAAAGGAGAGTCTTTGCCTTGGGGAGTAATGTAATATTTTCTTGTGTCGTCTGTGTGGTTTTCTAGTAAGTAATCGTATTCGCCTTTGTTCGCATCTACAACATTTACAATAACAAATTGACGGGGCCAATCATTAGCGCTTAAACCTGAAGCTATAAATTCTGTTTTGCTTTCGTACTTGCCTGGCGTTTCACCATCTTTATATATGTGAATAGCATCACCGCAAGAATAAGAGTTAGCTATATTTTTGATCAATAACTTTAAAGCCATTACTTACCCTTATTTACGCTTTCTTTTATAGCTATAACTATTTCAGCCATAGCCTCGGCTTGCTTTAATGAGTTGTCTGTTGTTGTCTTTGTCATATATCCACCACCAAGAACAGCCACGACAATAAACGTTATAAATGCTTTTTTAATGTGTTTGTATTCTTCAGCCTGAATTGAATTAACGATAACCTTGTCGTTAAGTAATCTGATATCTTTATTTGAGGATTCGATAGCGCCTTCTAACTTGGTTATCTTTTCCGATACGTGGTTTAGTTCTGTGTGAACTGTATTAAGGTTAGATACTGTATCAGCTAGTTTTTCAACTGTTGATATTAGGCTGTTTACCTTTTGGTCTATCGTTGTTATTGATGGTTCGTTCACGGTTGTCTGCCAATTTTATGTGTCGTATGATTTGCAATAATAGCATTAAGCCGCCCCCGACGACAAATAAACCAACTATAAAAATTAATAATTCCATTTTTTCCGACCGTTAATAGCGCGATAAGCTCTACTGCTTTGTATATATTATTCCAACTAAGCCCGTCGCCTCTTCTTACATCTATTAACAGGTGGTACATGTCAGGATTAACAAATACATAATTAAACCATGACGAAATCACCATGCAAAAACACAGGGCCGAAATAATATAAGCGTTAATGTTATTTTTAGATTTTAACTCAATAGCAATATATTTATAGCAAAATACCGCCAAAATAAAGTAAATTACCGCCATTGATAAGCATATAGCAGTGTAATCTATAGGGATATTTTTAAAATAAGATAAGCTGACACCAGTTAGCCAGCTTATTAATAGAACCTTAAAAAGATTCATGGCTAATACTACCCACCGACTGGTGGAACTGGTGGATCGTTGTCACCGTCGTTTTCTTCGCGTTCGCCAACTTTGCAGTTAAACATGATACTTCCTTACTTTGTGAATGAGTCATAATTATACCAAATCCTTTAACTGTTTGTTAAATTGTTTTCTTAAAGCCTCTAAATCCTGCCATGTTCTTTTTATTGGCTTGTTGTTTTCTTCGCAATAACTAATAATATCACGACCTTCTTTTTCTCCGAATCTAGCTATTATCCCTGACTCCATGTTTTTAGCGTCACCGCTCAAGTGCATATTGCAATTATGATTATGTTGTAAGTAAGAGTTTTTAAAGTCATACCTTAACCTACCGCTAGAGCCTACGCTTTTGAAATGCCCGTTACACCACTGATCATTTCCTAGTGGTTTTTGACAACTAATACAAACAGGCTCTAAACCTCTATCACTGAACCATTTAAATTCTTGCGCCCTTCTTAATTTATTAAATACAGGCTGTGTTTTTCCATGTTGCCATTTTAGAGATTGCTTGTTTAGTTCTAGTACAGCGTTTTTATTATTTCGCTCTACAATCTTTTTGCCTTTTGATTTATTTTCACTGGCATATTTTACAGCTTCATCAAAATTACAGTAAGCCGACATATTAACCACGATATAATCACGCGTAGACTTTTTGCAGTATTTACACTTACGCTTACTGTTAGCCATTACTTTAACCACTCCAATAATTTATAAATAAAAGTTTTACGCTTAGGTTTATAT